TACCACAAGATCACAGCACTAACATAATCAAAGGATCATAATTAATCATGACTAACAACGACGAGTTAAAGAAACAGTTCAGTGAACTGCTGGATAAACAAGAACAAGTTAAGACATCCGTGTTAAAGACATGGACTATCCTTGAGGATATCACTTCAGTATACGAATCCTCTATGGAAAAGCAGAAGAGCCTTGGGGAACACCATCTGTATTCCCAACGAATCAATCTAGAAAAGCTCTTTAAGTCTATAACTACGCTCTATGCAATGCACTTTGATGAGCTGTATAGTAATGTAGGTGATGTTGAAGTAATGATTCATGATATAGCAAGTACACTTTGGAACTATGATGCCGGGAAATAACCCAATAACAGACTCAGTTTTTGTACGACATTTACCCTGCACAAACTGTGGGAGTTCAGATGGGAACTCCGAGTATAGAGATACTCACGAGAATGGAGACATTGGCTCACACTTTCACTGCTTTGTTTGTAAAAAGACAGACATGCTGTCAGATACTAAGCCAGATTATGTACCGCACTCTCGTAATCATATTCAGGAATCAAAAGGAGAAAAGATGAACTCTAAATTCACGATTGAGCCAATCCCTGATCGTGGCATCAGTTTAGTAACAGCGAAAAAGTATGGTGTTAAAGTTCGTAAAGATACTGACGGTAACATCGTCAGCCACGCTTACCCTTACTACGATTATAACGGACAGAAAGTTCTCGCATATAAGAAGCGAGACGTGGAGAATAAAACGTTCTCGATCATGACATCCGATAACGGATCGTTCACTGATTCATCTTTGTTTGGACAGCAGTTATTCTCTGGCAAGGGTAAGTACATCACTCTTGTCGAGGGAGAACTCGATGCCCTTGCTGCTTACCAAATGCTCGGATCAAAGTGGCCTGTCATATCCCTGAAGTCTGGTGCGAACTCAGCCGAGAAAGATATCAGGAAAAATCTGGAGTTCTTTAATCAGTACGACAAGGTTGTCTTGGCCTTGGACAATGACAAGCCGGGCAAGGAAGCCGCAGAGAAACTAAGTCAGATCTTTGAGGTAGGTCAGTGCCTGATCATGCCCATGCATCGTAAAGATCCTTGTGAATATCTCAACGCCAATGACAGTTCAACATTCAGTCGAGAATGGTGGGAAGCAAAGCCAGTCAGTCCTGATGGTATCATCTGTGGCACAGACATCTGGGACATTGTCAGTACCGAGTTGACTAACGAATCAATCGACTACCCATGGCAGGCCCTCAATGATCTGACATATGGCATTCGTAAAGGTGAGCTTGTCACAGTCACTGCCGGATCAGGCATTGGTAAGTCTGCTATCCTCAGAGAAATTATCTATCACATCCTACAAAATACCGACGAGAAAGTGGGTGCTTTGTTTATGGAAGAAAGCATCAGGCGTACTGGTCTGGGCCTCATGTCCATTGATGCGAACAAACAATTCCATCTACCGACTACCACGTATACCAAGGATGAGATGAGAACATCTTTTAAAAATACCGTGGGCTCTGGACGTGTGTATCTGTATGATCATTTCGGATCAACCGAGATCGATAATATCATCAACCGTATCCGGTATATGGCCAAAGGTTTAGAGTGCCAGTACATTTTCCTTGATCACATCTCGATCATCGTATCGTCCCAAGAAAACGGGGATGAACGGAAAGCACTGGATGAGATTGTTACAAAGCTGAGAATGCTGGTGCAAGAAACTAATATTGCATTGTTTATTGTTTCACATCTTAAGAGGCCACAGGGTGGTGGCCATGAAATTGGTGGAGTCACCACGCTTTCCCAGCTACGAGGCTCCGCTGGTATTGGTCAGCTTTCAGATATCGTTATCGGTCTGGAACGGGACAGCCAAGCAGAAGACCCTATCGCCAGAAACACTACGCAGCTAAGGGTTCTGAAGAACCGGTTCTCTGGTGAGTCAGGCCCCGGTAGTAAACTTCTCTGGTGTAAAGAGACCGGGAGAATGTCCGAAGTATTTGATGACATAACAGAAACACAATTGGAGAGTTTTTAAACATGACTACTGCAAGGGCTACAGCACAGCTAAACCGACGAGCCATCGTCACTGGTGTACAGGGACAAGATGGTTACTACCTAAGCAGAATGTTGCTCGACAGGGGTTACCAAGTTACTGGTATAAGCCGCCGTCATTCATCTAAATATGATCGAGGTCCCGTACACTACGACTCAGAGTACCGAGAGATTGAGGGAGATATTTGCGACACCTCTTTTATGATGTCGTTAATTAAAAAGGAACAACCCAACGAGTTCTATAATCTGGCAGCACAGAGTCATGTTGGATACAGCTTTGAAAATCCTGATACAACCTTTGACGTGAATGCCAACGCAGTACTAGGGATGCTCGAATCAATTAGGCTCACGTCCCCACATACCAAGTTTTATCAGGCATCAACATCTGAGATGTTTGGAACGGTGGCATCAGGTATGGCATCTGAACGCACCACACTTAGCCCTGCATCTCCTTACGGTGTTGCTAAGACAGCGGCTCATCATATGGTCAGGGTTTACCGAGAATCATATGGGTTGTTTGCATGTTCAGGTATCCTGTTCAACCACGAGAGTTCCAGACGTGGAAAAGATTTTGTGACACGAAAGGTCACAGCATTCGTGGCAGACTACAAACGCTATGTCCCTACCACAGGACAGAAGCTCAAGCTCGGTAACATTGAATCTGTCAGGGACTGGGGCTGGGCACCTGATTATGTGAGGGGCATGATGATGATGCTTGACAAACAAGATCCAGACGATTACGTTCTGGCAACAGGTGGTACCAGATCTATCCGCAATCTTCTGGACGTGGCGTTCAATCATGTTGGTATTACTGATTGGACAAAGATTGTGGAACACAATACACCAGAAGATCTCAGACCTAATGATGTCACGAGGCTTTGCGGAAACGCAGGCAAGGCACGATATGAATTAGGGTGGGAGCCAACGATTGGCTTTGAACAAATGATCAGGGAAATGGTAGATGCAGAAAAAACCCTATGATAATAAATATATCCTTGATATTGAGACAGACGGTCTCGACGCAACAAAGATTTACTGTGTTGTAATTCAAGAGGTGTCTGAGTTTTCTGGGGTACAGGAAGTCAGCTTTGGAATTCCCGAGGTCTTCACCTATGGTGGGGGCTTCGGCTACCCAAGCCTCAACGATTTCAGGAAAAGATTCTTGGGGATACATGATACTATTTTTGTGGGTCACAATATCATCAGTTTTGATATCCCAATTATCAACAGACTATTAAGGATGGACATACAGATCGAGCATCAGGCCGAGGATACTCTGTTGATGTCTCAGATTGCTGACCCGAAAAGAGAAGGAGGTAACTCCCTGAAAAACTGGGGTAAGATACTTAACGTTCCAAAACAGGAGTTCACTGACTTTGCCGGGGGCCTTACTGAAAAGATGATTGAGTATTGTGTACAAGATGTTTCGGTAAACGCAAAAGTATGGATGACCCTGCGTAACAACAAAGATATACCTGAGAATGTTTTGCAAATGGAACGTCATGTTAGACACATCATAGACAAACAAAAAGATCATGGCTTCTGTCTTGATATGCCAGAGGCCATGATCTTCTACGCTTTTCTTGAAGATAGCCTTAACATTGCAGAAAAAGAACTTCAGGATATCTTTGAACCTACCACGATCCAGATGAAGACAAAGACAAAGATCATCCCCTTTAATCCGGGGAGCCGTCAGCAAATTGGTGACCGTTTAATTAATAAGTTTGGGTGGGAGCCGAAAGAGTTCACACCAACTGGACAGCCAAAGATTGATGAGACAATCCTGAAAGATATAGGCAGTCCCGAGGCTTTGAAGATGGTAGACTACCTGACATTACAAAAAAGAAAGGCTCATGTTCAGTCATGGATTGCTGCTGCTGATGAAGATAACATGGTTCACGGTAGTGTCAGGACATTGGGCACAGTCACAGGACGGATGACACATAACAATCCTAACATGGCTCAGGTGCCCTCTGTGAGAGCCGTGTATGGCGATAGATGCCGGAGCCTATGGGTTCCAAAAGACCGGGTGAACAACGTGTTGCTCGGCACTGATGCAGAAGGTCTTGAGCTTCGATGCCTTGCTCATTACATGAATGATCCAGAATTTACACGAGAAGTTTTAGATGGTGACATCCATACATTCAATCAGAACAAAGCAGGACTTGATACCAGAGATCAGGCCAAGACATTTATTTACGCTTTGATTTATGGGGCAGGCCCTGCAAAGATTGGTCAGATTGTGGGGGGAGGATCACGAGAAGGTAAGACCATGATAGATACTTTCATGACATCCCTGCCAAAACTTCAGACCCTAAAGTCAAAGGTAGAACGAGCGGTTCAACGTGGGTTTATAACAGGATTGGATGGACGACGTATACCAGTTCAGTTCCCCCATACTGGCCTAAACTATTTACTCCAAGGTGCCGGGGCTATCATCTGTAAAACATGGTTGGTTCAGATTGACAGGGTAATCAAACAAAAAAGAATTCGTGCAGTTCCTGTTGCCAACATCCATGATGAAATCCAATTCGAAGTTAACAGAAAGGATACTGATGAATTAACTAATGCCGTCCATGCTTCTATCAAGAAGACCAAAACAATCCTTGGGTTTAATTGTGACCTAAATTGTTCTGTTGTAATTGGCGAAAGCTGGGCAGAGACCCACTGAAAATTTTCTCGGGTCGAGGGTTGACGACCCGTCGGCCCATCCCCACCTAGAGGGTAGGCCGGGAGAACCCGGATACCTAGCTAGATATACACACACACACATAAAGGAACATATAAACTATGACAAAGAAGACAGTTGCTACTACACAAGATACTTCACCATCACGTTTCGTTCTCTCGGGTAAATTGTTTTACGGTCACCTACATCCCGACTTCCCTGACACAGCTTATACTCCACGCTGGGGCTTGGCCCTGTCTATGGAAGAGGACATGCAGGAACTTGCCCTGAATAATAACATGACGGTAAAAGATCCAACAGCTATTATGGATAATCCGTATGTGTCTCTTCATAAGAATGTACGGAACGCAAAGGGCGAAGAGAATGCAGCGCCGATTGTGGTTGATGCTAAGAAGCGCCGCATTCCTGATGATATCCTTAGCAGCATTGGATGGGGATCAGATGTAAAGGTTCTTGTGTCACGGTTCTTCATGTCGAAGTGGAACAAGTGGGGCTTCTCTATCGATAAGATTCAGATTATTAATCTTGTTGAATATGAGGGCGGCTCTGATGGGTTCGATGAAGAGGATGGATTCGAAGCACCGGGCGCAGTCGTATTGGGGTCAAACTCTGACATCGATGACGACCTGCCCTTCTGAGGTTTAGGTCAGTGACACTTCACAACATCGTAAAGAACATTCAAAAAACCATTGAATCTGGTGAGTCTTCTCCTTCTGCAAAAGACATGGATGATTTCCTTGACGAAGTTCGTGAGGCTGTCACTGGCCTATTCGAAGAACGCAGGGATTCGGAAAAAGAGAAAGAGAAAAGTACCCTCCGCTTCTCTTCTCTTGGCAAAAAGAACAGACAGTTATGGTACAAGGCACATATGAAAAGTGCCGAGAGTTCTTTGCCTTATGACACATTACTTAAATTCACTTATGGTCATCTACTCGAATCCCTGCTTCTTCTTTTAGTCAAGACCGCTGGACATACAGTCACGGACCAGCAAAGAGAATATGAAATTGACGGTGTCAAAGGACACATCGACTGTAAGATTGACGGTATCATCGTTGACGCAAAGAGTGCGTCTGACTTTGGATTTCAGAAATTTAAGAAGGGAGATTTACAAGACGATCCGTTCGGATATATGCAGCAGCTTGGGGCTTACGTTCAGGCTGATAATGCAGATGAGGGTGGGTTTCTTGCTTTTAACAAAGTGACTGGAGAGATTTGTTACATGCCAGTCACTGACATGGAAATGCCAGATGCCAAAGAAAGGATCGCCGAAGCCAAAGAAGTCATCAGTAAAGAAGAGCCCCCGGAAAGATGCTTCACCCCGGTCACGGCCAAGAAGGATGGACGACAATATCTTAGATCAGGATGTGTCTACTGTGACTTCAAGCACACGTGCTGGGCGGACTCGAACAACGGCGAGGGGCTCGTCGAAGAAAAAGGCTGGAACGACAAGCCGAAGTATTACACTGACGCCGTGGGAAGGTCCTTCTGAAGAAGACCTAGACCCTAAGTGGTTCTTCGGTTTTCTTTATATTGTCTACAATAAAAAAACAAAACAGAAATATGTTGGACGAAAGCAATTCAAAAGATATTCCAAGAAGAAGGCCGTAGGTTATACGGACTGGAAGACTTATAAAGGTTCGTCAAAATATCTCCACCAAGCTATTAAAGACTACGGTCTTACTAACTTCAGGTTTGTGATCGTCCATCAGTATGAGACAAGAGGAGGATTAACATACGCAGAGGCAAACGCTCAACATAAACTCGATGTCCTGACAAATAAACTAGACAGTCAGGAAGAACGGGAGTACTACAACAGACAGATCGGTGGTATTAAATTCATACCTAAAGAAGTATGCCACGATCTAAATGAAAAGCTAGAAAAAATTATAGAAGACTTCTAAACATAAGAAAGATGGAGACAAGGAATGACAAATAAGATTACGAATATTGAACAGCACCTTGATGATGTTGGTCATATCTCTACCAGAGAAGCCCTCCTAGATTATGGGATCGTGTCTCTCCGAGATGCGATCTATAAGCTCCGCCGTAAGGGCGTTGACATCATGACTGAGCAGAGAGTTAATCCAGTTAATAATAAAATTTACACACGCTACTGGAAGACTTAGTATATTGGTGACCGAATCAGAATACCAAGGATCTACATCCTCGGATGTCGATCTAGATTATGTGACGTATGAGATGCTCCGCACTTCAGATAATGATTGGAGTGCAGAACGGTTAATGTGGCTTGCTGTTATTGCCCAAGCTATTCTCGACGCCACCAAGGAACCTCGGTCTTCTGATTCGGAAGCTATCTGTGAATATCGTCGTGCTGCTACACGATGGTTGACAGTGGTGTCTGCCTGCGTTACAGCAGAGGATCGAGAGTGTGTCTGTGAGTACGCAGGTATCTCGGAAAGTCAGGTGATAAGGTTGTCCACGAATGTTCTGTTCCACGGTCAACCGTTTGAAAGATTCCGAATCAATGCGCTACTGGACACAGCGATAAACACAACAACACCATAAGGAGATTAAAACTATGGAATTACTTGCAGCCCTTATAGCATTTGCTTTCATGATATCGTAATAACAAAATAAGGAGATTAAAATTATGGAATTATACTATGTAGCTATCACAGTATTTGCTTTTGTAGCGGGTCCGGGTATCAGTACTACCCCCCTCTATTTTGGGGATAGTAAAGAACTCTGTGAACAAACCGCAGCAGAGTACAATGAAGTTTATAAGGATCTCGACTATAGGAAAGTCGTATGTCTGAGAATGGGCACTGCCTATGATCCTTCTATTGATAGTGACAAAGCTATCTTTTTGGAGAGTGTATCTAACTCAGATACTAATGACTCCGTAACTTGGTTCCAATAAATGTCTGATAAAATTGATATGGTTAACAACCCCCCGCACTACAAAACTGGTAAGCTCGAAGTTATTGATATTCTTGAAGACCAACTGACCCAAGAAGAATTCTGTGGATATCTCCGGGGAAACATCCTAAAGTATTTGTTCCGTTATAAAAACAAAGGCGGCGTAACAGATCTTCAGAAAGCTCAGTGGTACCTAACTAAATTGATTGGACATACACAATGATTGAATTGAATTTTAATGCGTATCAGGCAGCGGCCAAGAAGACTACCGTTTACCCAAATGATGCCAAGGTATTTTACCCTGCCATGGGTTTGGCCGGAGAGGCCGGAGAAGTATGCAACAAGATCAAGAAGATCACACGGGGTGATGTTAAGCTGAATGAGATTAAAGATGATCTTGCCGGGGAGATTGGTGACGTGCTGTGGTATGTCTCTGCTCTATGCTCTGATATGGATCTTAGTCTCGGGGATGTGGCAAGGCTCAATTTGGATAAACTCAATGGACGCCTTGAAAAGAACTTACTCGGTGGGACCAAGATGCGCTCTAAACTAAATGACCAGACTATGCAAATTGAAAGCCTAGAAGCCGAGGTAAAAAGGTTAAAGGACAAACTTGCATTCTCGTTGTGCTTGCCATGATATGTGATAGGATAAGGGTTCAGCCATGCTAGAAATCGACAGAAAAATCCCAGACTATCTTGGTAGTTACAGTAACAGTCTTAGGCTGGCACAGGCTATTAGAAAATACTGGAGAGACAGAGGTAAGGACCCGGAAGTTTTTGTGGAGACCTTTACGCTTGGCTCTGATGACAACAAGTATTACCACGTCAGATCTAATATCAACCTAGTAACAGTTAAGGACCAATAACATGACTAACCACCTGCCTACACCCTATCAACAATATATTCACCTATCTCGTTATTCACGATGGGATAAGAACGAGGAACGTCGAGAGACTTTTCCAGAGACAGTGTCCAGATACTTTGACTTTTTTGAGGAACATACTGGACCAGACATCGTTAACTCAGAACTCCGAGAGTATATGGAAAACAAAGTTCTGAGTCTGGAGGTCATGCCATCGATGCGATGCCTGATGACCGCTGGCCCTGCATTGAAGAGAGAGAATGTGGCAGGATATAACTGCTCGTATCTCCCGGTCGATCATCCACGGGCTTTTGATGAGTGTCTCTATATCCTGATGAACGGGACAGGGGTCGGGTTCTCGGTCGAACGAGATTACATTAATAAGCTACCCGCTGTCTCCGAGACCTTGGAATATTCAGACTCGGTTATTAATGTAGGAGATTCAAAAGAAGGATGGGCCAGAGGTCTTCGTGAACTGATCGGGTCCCTGTATCAGGGGTCTATCCCACAGTGGAACATGGATAAGGTCAGACCTGCTGGTGCCTTGCTCAAAGTATTTGGTGGTCGAGCCTCGGGACCAGAGCCTCTTGAAGACCTGTTCAGATTTACTGTTGACACGTTCAAAGACGCAGCGGGGCGTAAACTTAACAGCCTTCAGTGTCATGACATCATGTGCAAGATCGGAGATGTGGTTGTTGTCGGCGGTGTTCGTAGGTCAGCCCTTATCTCCCTGTCTAATCTATCTGACCTGCGTATGAGAAATGCAAAAGCAGGTGAGTGGTACAAGGCAAATCCACAAAGGGCCTTGGCTAATAATTCGGTATGCTATACCGAGAAGCCAGATAATATTGGTGTCTTCATGGAAGAGTGGCTGGCTCTCTACATGTCTAAGAATGGGGAGCGGGGTATCTTCAATAGACAAGCAGCAAAAGATCATGTCAGGAAAATCGGTCGCCGTGATCCTGATCACGAGTTCGGGACAAACCCATGCTCCGAGATTATTCTCAGGCCAAATCAATTCTGTAATTTGACAGAGGTTGTCTGCCGTCCCTCTGATACGAAAGAAACCTTGATGGATAAGATCAAGGCCGCAACAATCCTTGGCACTATGCAGTCCACGCTTACTAATTTCAAATACCTCAGAAAAATCTGGACTAAAAATACAGAGGAAGAAAGGCTTCTTGGTGTTTCCCTGACTGGGATTTTAGATTGCCCGCTCTTGACCGAAGAGAACCCTAATCTGGAAGAACTTCTGAATGACCTACGTGACTACGCAGTTGAAGTCAATCGTGAATACGCTGATCTACTGGGCATTAATCCTAGTGCAGCGATCACTTGTGTTAAACCTAGTGGTACTGTCTCTCAGCTTGTTAATAGTGCTAGTGGTATTCATGCCCGTCATAGTCCTTACTATATACGCACTGTCCGCTCTGACATTAAAGACCCGCTTACAACATTTATGATCAATGCTGGCTTTCCAAACGAGGTAGATCTAAGTAATTCACAAAATGTTATCTTCTCTTTCCCGGTGGTTGCGCCAGAAAATGCAATTTGTCGAACGGATAAGACTGCGCTGCAACAGCTCAGATTCTGGAAGATTTATGCCACGACTTGGTGTGAGCATAAGCCTTCAATCACGGTCTCAATTAAAGAGCATGAATGGCTTGAGGTAGGAGCGTGGCTTCACAAGAACTTTCATTATCTATCAGGCATTGCATTCCTAAATAATGATGACCATGTCTATCAACAAGCACCGTACACCGATATCAACGAGCAGCAGTATAAGGAAATGCTTATGACCATGCCCAAGGATATTGATTGGACAGGACTATCCACGTATGAGAAAGAGGATAACACTGTCGCATCACAAGAGCTTGCCTGTGCCGGTGGCGTCTGTGAGATCCTCTGATGCTAAAAAAGAAATTCTCACGGAGCCTGTATAACATGGCAGACAAAACCGCAAAAGATATCATCAGTATTTACCTGAAAAGCGAGGGTCACTCGATTGTCAATAGTAAAGAAAATTACTACGCAGATATCGAGACAACCAAGGACGGCGAATGTTTCTTTCACGAGGCCGAGATGAAGTACTCATGGAAGGGTAAGTGGCCAGAACATTGGTCAGAGATTCGTATTCCATCAAGGAAGAAGAGACTACTTGATAAGTACAGCGAAGATCATCTGACGTTCTATGTTATTTCTTCAGACGGTGAAAACTTCTGGAGAATTCCTGCGGACGTGGTGAGGTCTTCAGAAGTTAAGGAAGCTAGTAATAGATACCTTGACAAAGGGGAAACCTTTTACCATATACAAACCAATCAAGCACAACTATATTAGGAATATATATATATATGACTACCAACGACGAGGATAAAACAAAAAGAGTTGAAGAACTTTCCGAAGAGATTCGGAAGCGTCAGGAAGAACTACATGACCTCACAATGTCTGAAAGCGACCGGGCCTACAACAGCTACGAAGTAGCGGCAGAGAATGCCAGAGAACTTTGGAGGTCTTATCTTAATACTCTGTGTAACGAAAAAGGCGCTGTCTTAGAATTTCGAAGCGGCCGCCTGAGACGTAGCTCTAAATCTAGAAATCCTCCATCCTTTTTAAACTGGTAAAGTACTACAATGACAAAAATATTTGTCGGTTATGACAACCGAGAAGACGTGGTGTACCGTGTATGCCACGCTTCTATCCTTAGAAACTCCCCGGGTCTGAGTGAGAAAGACATCATCCCGCTACGACACCAAGAACTTCGAGATGCTAAGAAGTTTTGGCGCACATGGAGGGTTGATGAGAAAGGAGACTACTGGGATGAAATCGACGGACGACCTTTCTCTACAGAGTTTGCTTTTACACGGTTCCTTGTACCCGAGCTTGCCAGACGAAATGGAATATCTGAAGGACCTGTTGTTTTTGTCGATTGTGATTTTCTGTTTCTGGGTGATATTCAAGAAATGATCTCGGATCACTTCGACGATACCAAAGCGGTCTCGGTCGTCAAGCATGACTACAAGCCGAAGTCCTTAGTGAAGATGGACGGCAGGATTCAGTCGGCTTACAATATGAAACTTTGGAGCAGTCTGATGATCTTCAACATAGGCCACCCCGAAAATAATAAACTAGATGTCGTGACCGTGAACACATCCATGGGCTCACATCTACATCAGTTTGGTTGGCTGTCTTCCCCAGACCTGATCGGAGACATCCCGGTCGAATGGAATTTTATTGGGGATGAAAATGAGGGCGTCACACCAAAGGCCATCCACTATACCGAGGGTGGTCCATGGTTCCCACAATACAGGACTTGTCCATTTTCTCAGGCATGGGTAAACGAGTTTGATAATCTGGGTCCACAAAGATTACTCTATTAACAAAAAGGAAATCTCTACCAACATGCCCGTCTCAAACAGACTAGATCTACACACCCCTATTACCGTAATCACATCTTTCAGGATCAGTGACTATGAAGTATATGCCCGACGTTTTATCGAAAGTTGGGTAAAGTTCTGGCCCAAGAATATCAGACTGACTGTGTATTATGATGGTGGCAAGCTACCAAAGGATGTCATTAAAGCAAAGAATATTAACTATGTGTCTCTGGATAAGAACACAGATCTGAGTTCTTTCAAGAAAAAGAACGCTCAGTTTGCTGGTGGTGACCCCTATAACTATCGGATGGACGTTGTTAAATTTAGTCACAAGGTGTTTGCCTTATGCGATCATGTGAAGTACATGTCTTCAAAGAAGGACATGGGCTGGCTGTGTTGGATCGATGCGGATGTGATCACCACAAAGAAAGTCGACACGAACTTTTTGAATCTTGTTTTCCCAGACACGTCAGATGTGGTTCATCTTGGACGTGAAGGGATTATTGATTATTCTGAAACAGGCTTCTTGGGTTTTAATCTTAATTATAATAAGTCTCATGAGTTTCTCCGTGACTGGAGGGGACTGTACACATCCAATGAAATTTTAGGACTAAGGGAATGGACGGATGCTTTTTCGTTTGAACGACTTCTTAACTTACACAAAAATCACGGGATTACTGCACACAATCTTTCACCACATGCAGCATCACTGGATGCGTTTGAATACTCGGCTCTGGACCAGTACTTCATTCACTTTAAGGGGGGACGCAAAGCAATTCTTAATGCGCCTTATCAACCCGGACCCTTACGTTATAAAGAGATCGAGAAGTTCATCGCCCATTACAAGAGCACGAAGCTACTTGAAGTTGGTACGTGGAATGGTAAGAGAGCTTTACGTTTACTCGGCGCTGCACTTCAAAATTCGGATTCTGTTCATTACGTCGGACTGGATATGTTTGAAGACGGAGATGAAGAACTGGATAAGGAAGAGGCGAACGTAAAGCAGCGGACGTACCTACATAATGTAAAAGCACTCCTTAATACTTACGCCAAGGATGCGCTCCTCGAAGGAAAGAAGGTCAGCTTCGAACTGATCAAGGGTAATTCAAAAGACACTCTTCCCGATATCATGTCTCGATATTCCCCAGACTTTGCCTATATCGATGGGGGACACTCAATCGAAACGATTAGATCGGACTACGATAACCTGAAGGATGTACCTGTTGTCATTTTTGATGATTACTACATGCCCTCTGGCGAAGGTGGAGAAATCCTAGACACTGCGAAGTTTGGGTGTAACCTGATTATTGATGGGGAACTTTCCAAGGATCTTCACTCAGGTGTGATCCCGTCCAGAGACGGGGTACAGGGTGGCGGGATCACCTGTCTTGCCTATGCTATCGACGGTAGTCTACCTGTTCCACCGGACTTCGAGAACGTCACAGTTCCGATCAAGGTGCAGCCACGTGACTGCGTCCCTGATGAATACATTCACAATAACATTAAGTCGAATCATCTCACGATTGATAAGTGGGTTAACTCCAGATACCACTGGAACACAGAGAGTGTTATCTGTGTCTCAGGTGGCCCCTCAATCAAGAAGGACTTACCCTTGATTCAGGAGCTTTACGAGAGGGGACATAAGGTTGTGTGTGTTAAACATGCCCATAACTTCCTGATCGAAAATGGCATCATCCCTTGGGGCTGTGTCATCCTTGATCCACGAGAACTAGATGGTATCTCGACACACGGTTTCAGGCGCAGGGATCTGCTAAGTAATCCGAATCCAGATACATATTATTTCTTGGCTTCGATGACAGATCCATCTGTGACCCACCATCTGAAAAAGGAGAATGCCAAGATTATCGGATGGGATGCGTACTCGAATGCTGTGACGACTTTTGAGGGGATGTCGGACAGACTCATGATCTCTGGTGGAACCTGTGCAGCAATGCGACAGATCGCCCTGATGCATACTCTCGGGTTCCGCACGTTTTATCTGTTTGGCTATGATGCCTCCATGGATTTAAATGAGCCGCTTGACATGGATACAAAGGATGACAAGGGTCGTCCGAAGTATCTACAGGTCAGTGTCGGGGGAGAGTCTTTTGTTTCAACCGGAGAGCTACTGGCGATGGGACAAGACATGGAACAGTTCTTCCAACGAGACGACGATTCCGAGTACCATGTGTATGGTGAAGGCGGTATGGGACATGCTCTCTGGCAGATTGAGAAAGAAAAGAAAAACTACGACTCGTACAAATCTTTCTTGCAAATTGAGGGGATCTGATACTATGACAGTGGTTAATTTCCCCGGAGTTATACCTGAACAAACGCAGGAAGATAAAATTAATAACATCAGAAAAGATATAAAAAAACTTGAGGAGTATCTTGAAAAAGCTCAGGATTACGTTGACGGAGTTTTGTTGGTGACGTTTGCTAAGAAGGAATGTCATCATTGGATGACTCCCGGTTTGTCAGTGCCAGAGATCTATTTTATGCTTGGTCGTATCCAGAATGATCTTATTGATTATGCTGATGCAGTAGAACAGGAGTAATTTATTATTATGGAAATTATGGAAAGAGCATGGGATGCACGAGATATCCTCATGCAAATCGGAGGTCTGGTTGTTGTCGCAGCATCAATGATGGTTGCCGGTACAAAGACCCCAGACCCTGATACCCTTTTGGGACGTGCTTATAAACTTATCGAATGGGCTTCCCTTAATTTTGGAAAGTCCAAAGACACCGGCAAGTAATGCTTTCGATAATCGGGTCTATCCTCGGTGTAGTTGGTAAATTAGCAGGTTTTCTTATGCCATACTTGGCGGGTAAGAAAGCAGCCCGTGCTGACTATGCCGAGGAGTCCCTTAAGAAATCACAGGAGAACAATGAAGTACGTACTGACGTTAAGCGGATGTCTGCTTCTGATGTCACTAAGCGGCTGCTCGACAAGTGGAGCCGGGATTGACATCTGTTCTATCATGGAGCCAATCCTGATCTCACATGATGATGTCCTGACCGAAGGGACAGCGAGACAGGTTTTAATTCACAATGAATTTTATGAGCGGGTATGTCAGTGACCTTTGTGATCACTGCTCTGGCTGATACCTGTACGAGAACCTGTCCAGATAATCGGTGAACTCTGGACGGACAACCTTCGGGATGTTCGTCATAGGCAGAGCCTTTCCGGTTCTGCGAATGTAATCATCAAAAGCTGACCGCATCAGATTTCGTGGGTTAAAGCTAAAGGGCTTGTCAGGATTTTCTCGCATCTGTTCCATCGCCGCCATGATGATTACCTGTGCTTGCTCCGAGTACTGCTGAACACGGTCGTCATCACCTTCCTCTTGTGCGACCAGTAGTTCAACGTAAGTATTTTTCAGATCATTGGCAAAGGTTCTGCCCCTGTCCCGGTAATCACGGTTGATCATGATTTCTTTGTAAGCGGCGGTTCGGGCTTCGATAACAGACGTTGGGACAAAGCCGATTGCTTGTAGGACTCTGTCGGCCATATCCACGCCACCAAAAGATTCTACCGCAAGCTCACGTCCAGACAGGCTGACACGTCTGTCCCCCTCTGCGGCCAAGAAGAGGTTCTTGAAAACCGGGGGCATAAGCTCAGCCAAGGCCAGCCCAGTATCACCGTTGCCGTAACGTCGAACAGCATTTGAAACACTACCCACAATACCACCGGCTGGTCCAAAGAAATCTTCTGGATCTGCCTTTTTCTGACCAAGTGTTATTTGCAACAGAGAACGTGGACCCTCAAGACCTGTACGTTTACCAATCTCCAATCCGAGTAATGACAACAAACCTCTGTTTGTCAGAGACGCTGATAATTCCTGATCGAGACCAACATCGTTAAACAGATCCATGAGAAAATCTTCGGGGGTCTCTTCCTCATCACTGAAGATTTCAGCAACCATTGACATCATATCCCCGATTATCGCAGCAGCGGGTAGACCAAGGATGCCGCCACCTACGACAAAAGCCATTGTTGAATACATGGCCATGGCAGCATAGACTTTTCTTGTCTCACGATCTATCTTGATCGGCTTACCATCGGCATCAATGCCAGAGGTTCCGGTCATGGCTGCGTTCATTGCACCAAGATAATATTTAAAAACCTTTGTCTGATAAGGAAGGAACTGGGTAATGACCCCCATGATAGGACCACGGTTGTACGCAGGGCGTTCGGTCTTATCAAACTTGAACTGGGTCTTTTCAACAGAGAACCTGACAAAATTTTCCAGTGTGTAGTTCCCGTATCTGTTTTTACCCTCGGCTTCGTAGAGTAATCTGGATTTCTGGGGGGACTTCTTGGCCAATTCGATAGCGGCGATTGCCGTGGCAACCCTGTTGAATTGCTCAATCCATGCAAACGCAACGCCTGATCCACGAATTGCTGTTTCAACGGCACGGGTTGCAGGATTGTCACCCCTGATCAATCCCTTTTGTGCGAGGTCGGATGTGACATCTGAAAGCTGCATTGGCTCTAGGGTAGGCTGGATGTTTTGTATCACGGACCACTCTGCGTCCGTGAGTCCCGCAGGTTTTTTTATAAAGTCAAAAGGTTTGTCGGAAAACTGAAGAAACTTATCTCTCCATTTCAGGGCTCCAACCTTTGGGGCTTTTATCGGCAACTGCTTTGTCATACTCAGGGCGATCTTTGTTCCCTTGGTCAACGCCTGCACAGCCTGTGCTGGATTATCAGCAGATGCGAGTAGGTAAGGCAGCGTTGTATGACCAAGGCCAACCAGATTTACAACGGCAGATGATATGTTTCCGCCGAGCCAGAATGTAAAGGCACTTCTCTTGGCAAGATCTGCTATTTTTTGGTTTTCTGTAAGATAGCCCTCTTTTCCCCAGACTTTGTCAATTTGGTCAGTCACTTCTTCTGGAATAGATCTGTCGCCCTTTGCCTTTCTTATATCGTTCTGGAGGGTGGCATTATTTGGCAGACGGGAAATGATATTGGCCTGACCTGTAACAAAGCTATTCCACGACTCATTTAAATACGAGGACAGATTCTGATTCGTCAGGTAACCGGGAATGTTTCTTGATAGTGGGAGACTTTTTGTTACCGCTCCCTTGGTTAAGGCCGCCGCCAGCTTTTTTCTAAAGTCGGTTATCTCGTCGATATCTGTTGATTCGGTGATAGAATCAAAGATACCCATAATACTACCGACTCCGGAAGGGCTTAGATCCTTCAAGAACTTATCCCGAGTCAGTTCATAAACAACGTCTTCCGGAGAACTGCTTTTTTTATCGTTAAGGCCCCCGGGTGTATATAGAGGGTTGTCTTTAAAAAACTTTGCCGCAACAGCCCGGGCTTTTTTCATAGATGGTTTCGCTATGTTTGGATCAGGTATCATGTGGAAACCTTCGACGGTTCTTCCGGACCGGTCGGTGTACGTGAACTTGAAACCAAATGATCCAGAACGAAGTGACGGAGAATAGAAGAGACCCTTTTTCTTCATAGTTTCTGTGTAAATAAGACGGCTATCTCTCAAGGGTTTGATCAAAGTTTCGTTAACATTGTTCTGTTCTAACTGATTAATTTTAGCGTCTAGACTCGCCCCGCCGTCTTTGACATCTTGGAAAGTCACGGGGACATAAGATTCCCCGTCCACAGCTTTCCTTTTGATGGCAGCGTTTGCTTCGTTCAATATGGTTTGAATAACAGCTTCTACTTTTTCTATGAAGAGAAAATCGAGTGCGTTTCTGGTTTCACTCAACACTTCACTCAGGATTGTGTCGGGGTCAATTCGGAAAGTCATGTTTCTGCTAACTGATGGATCAGGGTGGACAAGGTCCTGACCAAAGAAATCTGCATCCGTGACCGTTAATGGTTCTTTTAGAATCTTTTGAATTGTGGCTGCATTGGTGATCCCAAGATCCCTGAGATATTTTTCGTTCACCACTGTGTTAGGCTTAAACCGTTCATTCAAGACATGTTGAACCACGTCCATGAAGATATTGTGAATGGCTTTCTCTGGCTCGGTGAGTTTATTCAAGTGTCCTTCACCGGTTCGATCCCGTACACCTTGCAGAACACTACTATATTTATCTTCAATTTTACGAACGGTTTCGGCAACGGCCCGAAGACCGTCGTACTTGCTAAAGAAATCCCACGATGTGTTAACCTTGGAATAGATCCAGTCATATAGAAACTGATAAGTAGACTTCAGGGCTTTCTTACCGGGCTCAATTTTACTCTCCAAGGATTTGATCAGAGGTTCTGCCCCTACGGTAGCGGCACCGGAGGCGTAGATCTTGTTAAGATTCGTGTTGTCAGTCAGAGATTCTGCCCGTGCAATTGATGAGGGTCTGGCCAACTCTCCGGAAGTGAATGCATCAAAGATTTCATCGATGCTCTGGTACTCGGAGTTATTTTTCTTGGCGACCCCGGCCAAGGACTTGAGACCTTTCAAGAGTTTGTCCATGATTCTGCGGATGAAACCCTTTTTCTTTTTTGGTAGACCCACGATTGAGTCGAGACCTTCTGCATAGGCTTTGCCCATGAGCTTGGCCTGTGCCTCAAGTCTCTTCATTTCGGGATCGGTGTACGCTGAGAGATCGATACCGTTCTGTCCGGCAAGTTCCGGGGTGAAGACTTCTCCTAGAGTTTTTTGTTCACCCTCGGTGAGGAACATTGTCTGGGCAACGTGGAAGGCTTCCTCGCCAACAAGCATATCCACTGAGGCACCGGGATTATTTTTGACATAGTCCTTGTCTAAGACGATTGCGTCACCGGTGCCCATGGTAAATCCGAGGACCGGTGTAAATTTACTCCCGGTGAATTTGTTGTACATATCTCTGATTCTATTTGCCCCGGCAAACATAACGTTGACGTTGTCCCCGGCGAGCTTACGGACATCTTCAACAAGTTTTTCCTGTGCCACAGATTTTGCCTGAAACTCTGCACCTCTTTCGACTTCGCCACGAACAGCCCTTTTATCGGGGTTGGCACCGATACGATCCAAGTAGGCTGCAGCACGTTCATTACCGATTTTTGCCGCTGTTTCTTGCTGGTCAAGACCCGTGACGATAGATTGTAATTCAGCTTGAGCCTCTTCAGTTACTTTTGTGTCGAATTTACCTGCTTCCTTTAACGTGGGGACCCCAAGAAAGTCTGAGGTTCCTTTGCCGTACAGACGATCCACTTTTCGAGAAAATGCTTTAGGATTGGTGTATGCTTCTAAAATGGATACACCGGGGAGAAGCCCTTCTAATTTCTTTTGTAGTGGGTCAATGGTTTTTTTAACTGCTGCGGGAGCGGTCGTACCTAATTTCGCAATGTCAGCTTCGACTGCACCGACGGGTAATGGGGTCTGTGCTGCTTGATTAAACTTCTGCCTAAATCTTTTGAAAGTTTGATCAGATTTACTGGCAGCAGCTTCCAAACTTGCAGGGGTCACGTCCTCTTCCATCACAACATTCGACGCACCTAATTTCGCTTTGACTTCTGCCTGTTGTTCAGGGGATAGGGATGCTGGAATAATTAATTTTTCTGCGAAGGGGCTAATCTCTGGGAGAAGCGATACAGGACCTGATGCTTCGAGTGGGCCGGGTTCCTCTAATTGAACAGAGGTGCCAAGTCTTTGTTCTACGTTCGCTGACGCTGCTGCAAGAGTACGTACTGTCCCACTTGGGAGAGTGTCTATATGACCTCGTACAGGACTGGTTGCTGTTAAACCCCTGCCAAGCTCAGTACGAGCAGAGGAATCTAATGCTTTTTCCCTGCTTAGGACGTCCCCTGCGGGGTTACCACGTACCTTGAATGGTGCTGTGAGCACAGACATGATAGCACCAGCGGAGCCACCGTACAGGCCCTCTTCGATAGAAGCCATGTCTACAATATCCTGATTAGGGTTGTAGACGTAGTGTTCAATCAGGTTTTGACCAATGGCCTGTAGTGCTTCCTGTGAGCCTTCGAGCCCGGCATCTGTTGCGATCTTTTGTGCATACCTTTGAAGAATGCTTGACTCGTCCCTGATTTGTGCAAGTTTTCGGTAGTACTCTGCGTCATCAGGGATAAGACCCTCGGCCCGCTGTTTGGTCAAGGCACCGAGTTTTCCCCCGGATGCTGCTGCAAGGAAACGGGGGGTAAAAGGTAAAAATCTTGTTACCGGTAGTGCATCAGTGAGACCTAAAAGTGCCCCGCCAACGGTGGATATTCTGGCTTCTTCTTCGGTTGCGCCGCCTGCTTGGGCTCGTCTGTTTGCCTCGTCACCTGATGCGGCAGCACCAAGGGCCAGACCAGCGGCCAAGGAAAAACCAGATGCCGCAGCACCAGCCGATATTGAGATTGGGGCTGTTGCTACCGCAGCAGCGCCGGCACCTGCGGCCAGACCCATGCCTGCCATGAATCCGCCGATAGATCCCAAGGCATTGCCGATACCCCCGGCCCATTCATAAGAACGACCGGGCCTGTACTCACGCATACCTTCGTCCATGATGTCGGTACCAATATCTTGGAAATAATTATCAAAGAGTTCGGTACCCAAGATTGCTTCTGGGACAGACTCTACGCCACTGATCGTGGAGCCTAAGAAGTTATTGAACCCTAGTTTTATACCGTTGACAGCTTCGCCAAACAGGGAGCGGTCGATGGCGAACTGGGTTGGGTCAGCCTGTTGAACTGATAAATCTATCAGCCTATTCAGTTTATTTCCGACACGTGTTCCGAGAATGTCTGGGTTGATTTTACCACGGACTTCTGCTGCGGCTTCTTCCAAGGTAACATCGTCACCAAAGGTATAGGTTCTATCCAGTTGTGGTATTAGAAGTTCAGACATTTATATGTTATGTCCTTTTATTATTCGTTTAGATTAGCATTCATGATCGGAACATCGTCGGGATAGAATAGATTATCAAGAGTAGAGGTTACATCATCATACTCCTGTTGAGCAACGTCTCTATCTGGACCAACGAAAGTTGAATCAGATAATGCTTCCAACAAATCAGACTGACGATTAGCCATGAAGTCTATGACTTCTTGCCTCTGATCTTGATCAAGAGATGCGAAAACAGCCCTAAAGTCCTGATCATTAGCCTTTATAATAGCCTCAAGTTTTCTGTTTTCCAGATCCTCTTTTCTTCTTAGTGCATCGGCTTCTCTTCGAGCCTGAAGAGCAGATAGACCACCCTGACCAAGAGAACCTGCAAGGGTGGAACCGGGGACTGCTCCTGCTGCCATCATACCGAGACCGAGTTCTAGGAGTAGGTCATAGTCAAACCCTCCTGAACCACTATCGGATGTGTCAGTGTCTGGGTCGGATGTGACTGGGTCTGGGTCAACTACTGAGTCTTCAGGATCTCCGGCCATAGCTGCGGCCAGAAGGGGCGTCATTCCTGCATCAGGATCGGAACTTGGTCCACCACTTTCACCACTATCTGTATAGAACCGTTCCTTTTCTGTGAGATAGTCAATTACATCTTCTCTTAATTCTGCGGCTTCTTGATTCGCTGCGTAGCCAAATCCCAGCGGATTTCCGTAATACAGTACATCTCCTAAAAAGTCACCGATGTCTTCCAGACGTGAAGTACCTTCTATATAATTACGATCTTCCTCAGTCCCAACACCATTCGGTGAACCATTCGCATATCCTCGTTCCCTTTTGATCTCTCCGCCGCCCTTGTATCCGAAAATGTTGTTTACAAATCCGCCGGGTTCGAATGCGCCACCTGATCCTAGAGCACCTAGACCAGCAAGTGCTGCACCGGCCACCTGTCCACCCACGGATGGGGGCTGACCAAATGTCGTTGTTAGGGATGATCCGGGGACCGAGGCACCGGTAAGAAGACTCTGTAAGCCGGATGCCTGCGCCATTGGGTACTGACGCTGTGTCAGGAAGTCCTGATATGCAATATCAAGGGCACCCTGACGTTCAGCACGGTTTCGCTCAGAGGCAAGCTCGGCTTCTTTTAGTCCAGATGTCGTAACGGTCTGTAGTCCTGTTCCCAATACACCCATCTGTGGAGCAGCACGTGCTGCCACATCACGGTCAAAACCTAGTTGGGCAAGAGCACTATTGTAGGCCTGTTGTGATCCAGTTGCCTGAATGTCCGCCAGATTCTGCTGGATGTTTCTCTCGGCTTCTGCCTGTTGAAGAGCTGCACGGGAACCACCAAAGGCACCTGCTTTTGTTGCCTGAGAGTCAAGCTGGTTACGCTGGATGTCTCCCTGTCTACGAGTTTCTCTCAGGGCAATGTCGGTGACAGCCTGTTGGAACGGGGACATGTATGGACGAATGTCAGTTCCGGCGAGCTGGGTTGATCCTAGTTTTGACTGGTTAAATGCCTCGGTAAAAAAGGGGGAAGCAATCCCCGAAGTGTCTATGATGCCCTGACGAGCAGCAATCTGATCTGGATCAGAAAGAGCCTGTCGTGGTCCCTGATATGCTTGATAAGGTTCGAAAGCAGTCTCGGCAGCTCTGAGAAGATTAGCCTGATTTAGACGATTGTACCATTGGGGGAAATTAGTCTGACTCTCGTCTCTCCCCTGCTCTTCGATTTCTCCCGGACTAAAAAGAGTATCCAGAAATCCCATTATGCTTTCCTTTTTAAGTTTTCTACCAGTTGATAAATAATATCCTGACCAACCTTGTTTGCATCGCCCTCTCGAGCACCGTTCATCATGCCAAGGTTTGTGATAGCCTGTCGGGGAATCACGTACTCCTTGTTTGAAACACGGGCTGGGACAGAGTTAAACGGGTTCTGGAGATTGTCCATCTTACCCGAGATTCCACCGCCTGCTGCATAGACACGGGTCTTGATAGCATCCTCACGGGGACCACCGGGTCCACGGATCATACCATCGTAGCTCTGGTTACCCATTAGCTTTTTGGATAGGGCTGCAAGGCCACCCTCGTTACCCTTTACCGCATGGGCAGGTACGACGTGGTCACCCTCGACCATGGGGAGTGCGTTTCTGCGTCCACGGACTGAGCCACCCTTGGCAAATGAATAGTCTGGGACCGTCTCAGACATTGGGTAGGTTTTTCTAAATCTAGCTTGCAACTCTTGTACAGCTTCCTCTTGAGTTAAACCCCGAGACTCCATCATGTCTCTTATCACCTCTTCCACTGTTGCGGTTCGTTGAGGATTCTCTTGAAGTAAGCCGGGGAAAGGCCGTTGGGTGTTGCCACCATTCTTAAAACCGTCGGGAGAATTAACCACCTCGACCATTAGATCTAATTGTTCGGGTGTCATGCCCTTCACACGATCCATTGCCTCTCTTCCAGAGAAGCCTTCTCTTGTAAGAATGTCGAATGCAGTCAGCTCTCTCATAGAAAGATTGAATTCGCTATCCGTTTCATAGTCTCTCATAGTATATCGGTATGGCTGAACAAAATCTTCCGTGGGAGTAGACTCGGCAGGAGCTACGGGGGGAGCTAAACGCTCTACTTCAATCTCAGGACGAGCACCATCTGGGATAATATTTAAGGGGCTGTTATCTCTGGGGGGCATTACAAATCTGAATGCCTCGGCATCACCACCGTAGCGGGGAGATCCTGTCTCAGGGGGAATAAGACCACCGGGGATAATGGGTCTACGAGCTTGGGGCTTATCAGGAGCACCGAAAGGATTCTCACTGGCTCCTTTAGAAGCTGTTTCTAACATCATAAGATCCTTGAGCATCTGGCTAAACCGGGCAAGGTCTGTGGATACCGAATCATCTGCTGCGATGTCACGAACACGTTCATCGCCACGAGAGGTGAGGTTTTCACCTACCCGGCCACCTTCTGCAAAAGGTGCGGGATTCGGGGACATATTCCCGAATCTTTTGATAATTTCGGCAAGGGATAAATTTGACATAGAGTCTCCAAACTCTGGGAAAGATTTCCGGTAATTAAACATTGCCTGTTCTGGCGATACCCCAAATCTTTCAAGGGCTGCACGGGAATCTGATTGACCCAGTGCAATTCTCTGAAGATCCGAGAGATAATTCTGAATATCAGCGGCTTCTCGTAAGGCTTGGGGTGAAGCTGGTTCTGTTGCAGGAGCAGTAGGCCCAAAGGTAGGGATACCCGGATTCGTTGGCCGAGCAGGGCCTTCGGGACCACCGCCTGTTCCTGAGCCGCCGGGTCCTCTGCCACTGACAACACCCGGCTTTCCTGAACTAAAATCTAAATCACCAAGAGAGAGCCCTGCGAGACTGGCGAGTCCACCTGCAACTACTCCCGGAAGAGTACCACCCAACGCCAAAGTACCTACTGCCTTGGCTACATCGCCCAAACCTAGGTTGTCTAGATCAAAGTCTACATTTAACTGTGGTCTTGATCCCAGACTGTCTTTTACACCATCATAACCCTTGGCAGCGCCTGATTGGCCAAAGCCACCACGAGTGGCGTCTCTTCGGGCGTCCATTCTGTCCGCATGATTTGGTGCTGGCATTAGTAAATTCCTCCGTTGATCATCCTATGATACCTTTTAGTTTAAGATCTTGCAATAAAGTCCCCAGTGCATTGGCAACAACAGAGACCGAGATTTGACCCGCACTTACATCATATGTTCTATTCACAGATACATTTGAAATAACATAAGGCTCCTGAGAAGCAGCCTCGATATTACTCTGATTATCCCGCAGTTCCAGATTTCTGATAAGCTGGGACCACGCCCCTTGCATCTCAGGGGTTGCACTTCTCGGTGCCCCCGGATATCTGACAAAGAATTTTCCTGATTTTCCTACATCAATAGACATCCTTAGCGTTTCCCATCCGGTACCAGATCAAGTCTGAATGTGCCGAGCCTCCATGAAGTGCCGACAGCACTTGTGGATATCCTGAGGTTTGCCTGTCTTCCCCGGAGTCTGATGTTCTGGAATCGGGTCGATGCCGAGACAACAAAGGGACCTTTGGATACTGTTGTTGCCGTGGGGTATTGTTTAGCACCCATCAGGATGTTGACCTGTGGATCATTGTTGATTCCCCCGGGGTCTGTGAGTTCAAAGTCCGGGATAAATTTATCTGCAAACAATAGATCATCGCCGTCCCCGAGATCGAAGTCACCACTCTGAATAAAGGATTCGTATCCGATTAACTGGTTATCTCCGATGACAGCACTGTAAGTGTCGGCGGGCTCGTTGTTATAAAGATAAGCAACACCAGCCGAGACACCTGTGGTAATAATATTTCCAAAGATGTCCGACCCATAATCCCATGTTGTCCAGTAGGCATCGCCGAAGACCCAATAGTTTTCCACGGGGCTGTATGAGATATATTTATTACACTCTTGCGAATCAGCAGATGGGTATAGCCATGTAATCTCAGAAAATTCTGTGTTGATACCACAGAATACTTTTTCTTTCTGAGAGAAATTAAAGTCTGAGAAAACATATTTTCTGGCAGATGACGGGAGAACCTGTACCTGACCGTTGAAGACAAAGAAGTTGCTCTCACCCATCCAATACAAACTACCATTAAAATCTTTTGCTGCATGGGGTGAGATCGAACCACAACCGTCACCAAGAATATCCGTGGCAAAGATATAGGGCTGTCCGACGTAAACCATGCCGTACAGGGCCGAGTCTGTTAGTACAAGGACACCGCCTCTGGAATAGACACCCTGATTGATCTGTGTTCCCCTCTGGATTCGGAAATCACCTGCGGCGTTCGTGACTGTTGGCGTCCATACGTCATAGTCTTCCTGATCAGACCACCTGATCAGCATAGGATCGAAATTACCGGATACGTCATTACAACCCAAGGCAATGACGTGTCTCGATTTTTCTGAGACTATGACACTGTTGACAGATACAGGAGCAGCCGAGACAATTTGCGCCCTTACGTCAGTACCTGATGTTGCATCCCAGAGATAGATTGAGCCTCCACGGGGATTCGCCAGAAGATCCTCTCCAAAGGTGTCCATGCTCCAGTTACGCATACGTAAAGTAATATTTGATGTAGAGGCAGGAGTACCGTATGTTCCCGTGCCGTAGGTGCCAGCGCCCCAGCCGAGGCCGTTGGTATTATACTGGGACCCTGACTTTAGTAAGTATTGAAGGGTCACTGTACCAACGTTGGCAGATGTTGCAGCGGCCACGGTTGTGTATGTAAAAGAGAAATGATTAGCGTCTGATGCAGTGGTAATGGTAAACATGGAATTTAGGAAAACGTTGTTGCCGACTGTTGCAGCCATCGAGACAAATGCGACACGGTCACCCGCTACTCTGGTGTGGCCTGTCAAAGATACAAGAATAGATGAAGAACCAACGGAGGTGCTAATCTGGTTGACCAAGGATGTAGTTGAAGTAATAGGCGTAATGTCCGATACTGAACCACCCTCGTAAATTTGAAGTGCATTGTTTGTTCCCCATGCAATATAGTTTTCTTGATTTAGTCCTGACCAAATCTGGATGTCACGAGGAGTTCCTGTCAATTCACCAAGAACTCGTTTGTTCCAACCCCGGATATTTTCAGGGTTGTTATTACGAAACCGGACACGGTTACCGTCATACCAGCCGCCCTCGGCCTCGTATTGTGTATCATCACGAAGAAGAGTAGCGGCAAAGTTATATTTTGTTGTGATTGTGTCTGTTGACATGTTAGATTATCTCGGAAAATTTAGGAAAACTTGAGATATGATACCCCCAAGAGCAGCGGAGAATCCGGAGAGCATCATCAATGTTTTCCAGCCACCTTGTGCTTCTGAGAGAGTAAGAAGAATTTTACGGGTATCATCACGGACAGCACCTAGTTCTTGTTCAAGCAAAACAATCCTAGCCTCCATGTTACCAAGTTCCCTGTCCGTGAAATTAGCCATTATGTTGGACCTATTCGTTTAATCATCCCGGCCACGTCTATCAATCCAACCGAATGTAGATACATTGAGAGTGTTCGGGTATGAACTGGAAAAACTTCGTGCTCTGACCTGACTAGACGTGTTGGTCCTGACCGGGGGAATAGAACCTGCGATAACGCCACGAGCGCCCGTGCCAGTTGGGGCCGGGTTATCAAAGGCAAGAGAATAAGTACCTGATCCCAAGTTTGGTTCAGTGACCGTCACATCCGCAGTATCAAGAGGACTGATATATACACCGACACGATCATTGAAGCCGGTTCCGGAAACCTTTACGTTAATGCCCAAAAGTGCTTGGGTCTTGATACCCGAAGGTGTGGAAAGACTGAGGGTCTTGGCAGAGGCTGTGACAGTTGCTGCCGAAACATCGATGACCGGGATGTACCAGTTAAAGTTATCGCCTGTCTGAACAAAGTTCTGTACAGATACATCGGCATCGGAATAGATCGAGCCCAGTCGTCTCTTCAGGGTGTAGCCGGATGGCATTGTTGGTGAACTAAGATTGGTCGATGCAAGTGTTGCAGCAGAGACACCCTCGGCCTTTGAGATGGCGAATACATGATACCATGTTGCAGAGGTCACTGTCCCGGTATCGAGAGCGTTTTCACCGGTTGATGCTAAGCTAAGAGTGGTGGCGGATGCAAGGGTAATATCGTAGGTGTTGTCGTCAGATCGTGCCTGACCCACAGCGATGGAGATTGCTGTTGCTGAAACAGGGGTCATACCGTAACCGCTGAGGTATGATCTGGGTGATCCAAACGATGTAAAACTCAGGGTCCCAGATCCGTTTGTCTCAAGAACCTGTCCGGCGATACCGTCATTACGTGGCAAGGTGTAAGTCACATTTGCTGTGACCGTGGCCGGGGCCTGTAGGGCGATGTAGTGAGAAGAGTCTGCGTCTGCGAACCTGACTTCGCTCTCGGCCTTCATAGTAATGTTACTGGAGAATGATGTTGCACCCATAGTGGATGAACCGGATACAGCAAGGCCACCCGTGATAGAGACAGTTCCTGAAATTGCCACGGGGACTTTGATGTCAATCAAAGAGGTTGCCACGGATACATTAACCACGTTTGATGTGGATCGGATGCCGGGTGTTTCAACGTTACGTACCGAGACGCCATCACATACAACACCGATACTCTGGCCTTGTGGGATAATTTGTCCAGAGCCCGTGGCGGTCTTCATGTTAACGGTGAAAGAACCAGATGTGGAATTACGAACATCGTAGCCTTTTGAAAGGGCAGGGATAAGGACATTGACGTTCCCGGTCAAGGTTCCCGAGATATCTAGAAATGCACTACGTGCCTGATCAGAAGCACCGTCCGACTGCGTCAGAGTAACAGCAACAGATGATACCGTGATCGTGGTGTAGGCTGCGATAGAATCATCGACAAGTTCAATGACGTTATCGTTAAGGACAGTGCCCCATGTGTTTTCGTTTTGACCGGGGATCTGTTTTTCTAGTCTGATTCTGGATGTGTATGATGACATGGTGTTAGTTACTTCCTGTTAAAGTGTTAGGGCCACCGGCTGGACTTGCTGGCATGGCCATGCTGTCCCTACGGGATCTACGTGCCTCGTTGTTCAGACCCTCAAGTTCTCGTTGATAAAAACTTTCCCACATGTTTGCAGCGGTTGGGTTCTTCATGAATAAGGTTGCCTCAACCATGGAACCGTAGTATAGGGCGTTTGAGCAGTACTGTGTGAAATAGTTTGTTTCCTGTGTTGACGAAGCTAAAGCGGTGGGCTCGACCACATATGAAATTTCAACGGGGTATGCTGATGCAGGAGCCGGTGCGATCAAGAGTTCGTTACCGTAGTTTGCATAATATCTGGGCTCTCCGACCGAGGTACGGTCTGGCCAGTAATCATTCAGGTATTCTTTGGTCTTCATGACCAGATTAATCCGGGAGCCGTTGCTGGTGATCGTCAAGTTTTTTACAATCAATGCGTTAGGTGGCTTCTGGTAAACAGGGGTCGAGACAATAAAGTTTGTTGTGGCAAAACTTGTCAAGCCTAGTAAGTCTACGTCACGTGTCAGTCTATTTTCTGTGCGTGAGATAAAATTAGGGATAGAGTCAACAAACTCGGAACCTGTGTTTTCCGCAGTTTCCTGAATTTGGGTTGCAAGCGTTGAGTAAGTTGTTACAGGCATACGATGATCCTATCATAAATTATTAATATGGGCCAATTACTGCAAGGGCTAAGCGGCTATAGATTCCCATGTAGTAGATACGTCAGAAGTCAGGGTCCATGTGGTTGATGTCTGGGAAACCGTGGTCCAGCTAGTGGTTACATCAGGTACAGGGAACCAGAAGAAGATTTGACCTACTTCAAATGTGCCTGCGACCCCGGTAATGGGGACATCTGTGTCAATCTTGAAACTGGGGGTGCCTACTGCAAATGTGCCGGTGACCCCTGATACATCAATGGCACGGCTAATTGCAGGTGTGACAGTGCCAACTGAGAATGTTCCTGTGAGTCCGGTGACAGGGACATCTGTGTCAATGGCTAAACCCGGGGTTCCTAGTTCGAATGTGGCAGAGACACCTGATACATTGAGTATCGTTTCTGTGCCAGCAACAACAGAACCTAGTTGAAAGGTTGCTGATACACCGGTGACCGGAACCGCTACATCAATCGTTCTGATTGATGATGAGAAAGGTATCTGGGAAAAGGGGGATTCAGAGAAAGCCACGGCTTACCTCCTACACTGGTTTCTTATTACGTTCGGTTTTTTTAAGAGCACGGTATTCTGCTAGACGTGTGGATAGTTGCTCTTCGGTAAGGATTTCGGTAAAAATTAGGTTGTCAATCAGATCCTCCACGTCACGGGTCATAAGAGTGTCAGTCTCAAGCATGGCTTTTAACCACTCTTGCATGGGGGCCGCTGCTTCTTCCGCAGCTTTAGTTGCAGCATCTGCTGCTTCGATTGCGTCAGCCGCAGCTTCTTCTTCAGGCGTGAAAGGAACAATCTTTCCTTGGCCCGTCATACTATATCGAGTCATTAGACGATCCCCCAAACCTTAAACGATCCATTATTCATGGTGCCAGAGCTTAGCTGGAACCTGATGCCGTCAATTACTGTGGCAACTAGGTTTCGCAATGCTCCCGTGCCATTTGCATGACCCCTGTTTCCTCCCGCAGCAACATTAGATACAAAAGACCAATGAATCCATGGGCCATTAATATTAGTGCCGTCTGACAATCCATGATACAGAGAAGCCTTTAGATGGAACATCTCATTGTACTGCGCACCGCCTTTGTAGATTTGATTGCTAACGTTGGGAATATTAATAGCTGAGGTGCCGTTAGAAAAGCCTGCGGTAAAAACTTGGCCCGTGTTGGCGTAGTGGTAATCCGTCCCTCCGACTTCATAAGCCCCGCCTTGGCTCATCTGGCAGAGGATGCGGCAACTTGTCGAGATGTACCCTGCCAGTTCGATATCAAAATAACTGTAGGTGCTCCAGTCCATGCCGTCAGCGTCTTCAAAAGTCACTGCTGATGGGGTTCCGGTTGACCAATCGTTATCGACTAGTAATACTCTTCCCGGTCCTGCCAGAGCTGTACCACCTTTGATAAAATTAGTCGCATAGACACTGGTTGCTGAGACAGTCGTAGCAGAGAGAGCCACGGTGTGGATCTTTGTGGTTGCGGTAATGGTTGCAGCAATAATGTTCGTGGCCGACAGGGCTGGTGTGTGAATGTTCGACGTTGCCGTGATTGTTGCTGCAATGAAGTTCGTAACAGAGAGTGACGGCGTATGGATTGAGGTCGCTGTCACGCTACCTGCGGTGATGTTAGTCGCAGAGAGGGCGGGGGTATGTATCTTTGTTGTGGCCGTGATTGTTGCCGCTAGGATATTTGTGGCGCTCAAAGCCGGAGTGTGAATGTTAGATGTGGCAGTGATCGTCGCAGCATTAAAGTTCGTCACAGATAAGGTTGGTGTGTGGATCGAGGTAGCTGTAACCGTACCTGCTACGATGTTTGTTGCTGATAATGCTGCTGTATGAATCTTTGTTGATGCAAAGATATTAGTTGCTGAGACGTTTGTGACCGAGATCGCAGGAGTGTGGATCTTGGACGTTGCTGTGATTGTCGCAGCAATAAAATTAGTCACAGATAGGGTTGGCGTATGAATCGAGGTAGCTGTAACCGTACCTGCGATGATATTAGTTGCAGAGAGGACTGGGGTATGAATCTTCGTAGACGCAAAGATATTTGTGGCTGAGACGTTTGTGACCGAGATCGCAGGGGTATGGATCTTGGACGTTGCTGTGATTGTCGCAGCGATAAAGTTTGTCACGGAGAGTGACGGGGTATGGATCGATGTGGCTGTGACAGTACCTGCGATGATATTAGTCGCAGAGAGGACTGGGGTATGGATCTTTGTAGACGCAAAGATATTTGTGGCTGAGACATTTGTGACCGAGATTGCAGGAGTATGAATCTTGGACGTTGCAGTTACCGTGGCACCGGTGATGTTTGTTGCTGAGACAGTCCCAGCAATACCTACGAGGTTACCAGAGGCATCTAGGTAGACAGATTTTCCGGCGGGGTATCCACAGAAGACAACCTTGGTCCCGGCTGCCAGATTGACCACAGACCCGCTGTTCGAGGAAGCCAAGATAGTGTCACGTGAGAGTACGGTGCCTGATGCGGTATAGGTACCGAGGCCCACTTCCCAGTCACCAGAGCCACTGTCTGAGATTACATAGTATGTGGTATTGGCATTACCAATTTCAGAAAAAGTATCAAAGCCCGTATACGAACCACTGAGCGTAACAGAGCCCGTTCCTGTGGTTGTCGTATCTTGCTTTACTCTGTCTTTGACAACGAGAGCCATGCTTGCCAGACTCCCTTTTTATACTAGACGGATAATGGCTGTGGCAGCAGCAGCGGCTGGGAATTGAATTGTGAAGGTACCATTTTCTACAGACTTGTTACCACCGAAATCAAGGACAGCAACCGTTGAGTTTGACTGGGACGAGTTATAGATCAGTCCGCCCCGGGCAGTAAAAGTTGCAGTGGTCCATGCCGTATTGCTTACATCAACAATTCCTACAGAGCCGTCTACTGTAACGTCAACAATGTTTAGGGTGTTACCACCGGCTGTGTAGCCGGTACCACTGACCTCTGCTGATGTACTGTAGACTGCGGTGCCAGAGCTTAAAGATGCTGCGTCTGTGAATAAGGCGAGCTTGAAAGTATCGGCGTCAAAATCCTGATCGCCTAATAGAACCTGTTTCTTGAAAGAGATGCTCATTCCCTGTGAGATAGCCATGATTAGTTTTAACTCCCGATGGTTACAGTACCACACTGCACTGTGCCCGTGATTCTGCTTAATGATACCACTATGTTAAGATTTGAGACAAACGTTGTCATTGATGGATTCCATACAAGTGGGTTAACAGAAACAGGTGTCTCAGTCCGGGCATCCCTGAGAATACGGATTGGTCCAATACGTGGTGCTTGGTTTTGTGGATGGTTCTTGAGATCAAAAGCGCCATCGCTTTCTGAGAAGTGGACAACCATTCCAGTGCCCTGCTCCTTTACCCGCTGATCATAGGGGAACCTGAAACCGGATCTGTCGCTGATGAACCATGGGGATTTTCTGACTGCCATGATGGTCTAGACCACGACCCTGAAACGGGGGATGGCCCTGAATGGGGCACGTTGTCTGTCCTCTTGCATGGCGTTCTGTAGGGCTTCTTCATAGACCTGTTTTAAGAAAGCAACCCTGTCACCGGGTACACCGGGGCGCTTGATCGACATATAGTAGGCCAAGGCGTAAATAAGACACGGGAGAAAACGGAAAGGCACGTCGGCGGTGTCCACGGATTTTGTGAAGTCTTCGTATCTGCTGACGTTCCAGTATCTGAAAACGTCCGTGGAATTTTCCGGGACGGGCCAGAGGTAGACCTCGATGTTGTCACGCTTCCTGTGGACAGCGTACTGGTTTGGTCTTCCTTGTGTGCTCTTGTTTGGAAGCTCTTGGTAGTTGTCCATGGAAATTCTGGTTAGTTCGATGTCCGTGCCGGAGCGTCTGATCGAGGCTTCGGTGATGTCGATGATGTCCTGATCAAGATCGTAGCTCGTCTGGCCTTCAACGGTGGTCGTGGTTCCGAGCCCGGTCTTCCATAGGAGGATGCCACGGTTCTGCCAGTCCGTGAGAATCAGGTTTAGACTGCGTCGGGCTGATCTGGGCTCCTTGCCAAGATCTGATTCGCCGCCGATCATGTCCAAAGCTTCATCGATAATCTCATCGATGTCCATGTTGAATGTGGTAGTGCCTGATGTTGTCATGATAGGATTATGCCTTTCTAAATCTAGCTGTTTTTGCTGCTATACGTCTTGGTTGTTTGACCACTTGTTTTCCTGCTTTTGTTCCCTTTCGCTTTGCCCGAGTGGTTGCAGCATACTCAGAGGAACTAAGAGACTTAATAGCTTTTTCGGGGAGATATCTTTCCCCGGTTGCGTCTGCACCTTGTGTCGAAGGCTTACCAGATTTTGTTCGCCAGTTCTGATTCGTCCAGTTCTTTAAACTTTTTTGAGATTTTTTAAGAGGCATTACTTGTAGCCCCCGCCTTCCTTTTTATATTGTCGAGCCAGCATCTGAGCTTTTCTTGCGGACCACTGTCCTGAACGTCCGCCCTTGTTACCGGCTTTTATTCTTTCAAAAATTTTCTTACGCATTCCCGGTTTTGTATAGTTGCCTGCCTCGTTCACACGAGAGACAGCACCGCCTTTTTTATAAGAGGGTTTCTTCCTCTTTCCAGAGACTAGCTGCTTTGATACGCTGGATCTAGATATTACTGACATGGTGATTGTGATCCTACGGTCACCGTTAGATAAACCTTTTGCCTAGCATTGTTTCGTCATCCTGTGGTTCCTCGATGTGGTCAGTGATTGGACCACCCTTCATCCAAGAATCACATACGTTTTTTGCGAGACAATTAAAATGAAACAGTTGACAGTAGCCATGTGATGCTTCGCTCACAACGTCTTCTTCCATGGTGTCGCCGATACAATCGAGCATTGCCTTGGTCATGTTAAAGTAACCACAGTTTCCACATCGCTTATCGGAGATGTCTGTGGGTCCGTAAGAATGATCCTGAATAGCAGCTTCTTTATTGGCTTCGTTTAGGGTCTCATCTTGGGTTGCCGTGGGGCAATAGATTTCAACTTCCTGTTCTTCATACTGTTCTGGTCCGTTTTCGATAATGACTGTGATCGTAGGCATACTCATTAGTTGCATCTCCATCTTTTTCTGGCTGCACAGATTCTTTTCTTAGGGGTTTTTGAGCAGTCAATGTTGTGCATTTTCTTCTGACCCTCAGATCTTGCGCAGTAGCTTTTTCTTCGTTTTGCCCGTGACCCGGAAGGTTTCTTTTCAGTCACCGCAGTTTTAAGTTTAGATCCGGGGTTGGCACGGCGGTACTTTGCCACGCCTTTTTCTGTCAGACCCGCACCTTTGGAAGTGGATAGTTTTTCCCCACGTTTAACTGAAAGGCTAGGCATTTTTGCCATCTACTTAGCCTACTAATACTAGGGCGTGTACCGAGGTTGGGACAGCGATGTAGAGTCCATCGTTGAAACGGATGCCGCTCTCTGGTACGAAAATGTCATTACTTCCGTTGGTCATTGTGGGGGCCTCTAGAACAATGTTGCCGTCGGTCTGACCGCCCTCTCTGAGAACAACCTTTCCCAAAGCTGCTGTCCCGTTACCTACGATATTGAGACCACGAAGTCTTCCGCCCGCATCTGTAAGAGTTGTCGAGGCGCTGACATAGTAGGCTTTTACATTTGTTGCCATGATTAATTAATCCTTTGTTCCCCTGAGTATAAACAGAAAAAGGGGGAACTCCAACTGGAATTCCCCCTAATCTTAGTGTACGAGATTTAACAAGGGTTTATTAGACGCCCTTGTTGCCTCGCCACTGACGCCAGTCACTCCAGCCAAAGCTATAACGCTCACGGGCCTTGAAGCGAAGGTTACCGGTGTCAAAGTCTGGCTCCATCTTCGTGGCAAGAGGTGCTCGCATGAACATCTTTGTACCATTGGGACAGTCGTTCCGTAGGAACCATGCGTCTGCGTCGGTGAAACGACGGTTGACATAGTAGCCGTTAGGAATGAGGCCCAGATTACGAACGGCGTTGATGTCGTTCAAATCTGTGTTGGGCCGACCCGGAGAAGCAAGGATTCGATCTGCATCGAACTGGCCATCCGGGGCCACGTGGAGTGAGACTGGGGAAGCACCGATGAAGATACCACGATCATCCTTGATCTTATGAGTGTTGATGATTGCGGTTTCGAGGGTGCCTTCTGATAGATCAGCGGCAGTCTCTAGGTTTGACTGATTGCCATCGCCGACAGTGGGATGGGCGGCTGAGAACAGCACGACACCATCACCACCGACATAGCCAGCAGTGAAACCGTTGTTGTACACGTTAGCGGCCTTGACCTGCTTGGTCTGAGCCATTGCTCGGGCCAAGGCACGAGCCCTGACCTTTGCGAACGTGTCATAGAGATTGTCTTCCATTGCTTCTTCCGTGACGGCGAAAGCAAGGGCAACAGTCTCAGCGGTGTAGCGGGAAGTCCATGATTCCTGAGCGGTATCATAAACAACTGCTGCACCTTCAGCTTTAGTTGGGGCTGCGCCAAAGCCAGTCATAAGCACTTCTTCCTCAAATGCACGATCAGAGTTTTCCATGTCGAATAGAGGACGATCCTCTTCATCAACTGCTGCATACTCTAGGCCGAAAATTGCATTCAGGCCGGGAAGTAGTTGCTTGGCGATATCCGCACGATTAATAGCCATGTTCTATACCTCCCTTAGCTTTGTGCTGCTGAAGTGTACGAATCGACATGCTGGACGAGACGGACTTCAACTCTTGGATTCGCATCGCCAAAGGCGTTATCGGGGACATTAGAAAGCCCGATTACCTGTAGCATTGCAGAAGCAGTAGCACGGCCAGCAACCTTTAGACCAAAGCCAGAACGGCCAGTCATGGTTGAGCCCGCACCTAGTGTGACGGTGTAGTTAATACCCACATCACCAAGGGAGACAGTGGCGTCAGCCTGAATGAGATAGGTAGTTGCAGGATCGTCATTGACGATTGCAAAAGGGGTTCCGTCAACAGACGATGTACTGGCAGGCCAGTAACGACCGAAAATTGGCTGTCTGCTAACGGGATCGACGTATTCGCAACCTTGGAAGGTTCCGAGAACGTGATCAGTAGTCGTGGTGATGACCTCAACAGTCCCTGATGAGCCTAGCTTTACGACATCTCCTGAGAAGATGCTTGAACCGAAAGTGTTGGCGATACGATAGCGGGTGGTGCCACCTGAGTTGGCACCCGAGCCTCGCATTCTAGCAGGGACTAGGCCATTTAAACCTTTATTCAAAGCCATTAAATTTCCTCCTTGATAGCTCTGAGTGACAGTGTCTTACCCATCGAAATGAGCGGACCTGCCTGTCCTTGCCCTTGATTTGCTTGCATTAGTAATAGGAGCCCGTGAATCGTTATCTCGCATGAGGTTGTTATTCACAGCTTCGTTGAGCATTCTTGTACGTTCGTTGGCTCTAAAAATTCGGTCTTCTCTCAGCTCGTGGGGCATTTTTGCAAGGGCTACATCCCCACGAATAATACAACCAGAAAGACGACCGTGATCAAGACCTTTGAAATTACGAGCCATATCAGGACATTCTTCTTCCGTCACAAATTCCCAACCTTCGTTAAGGCGGACACCGATGTTCTTGGTGTCCTCTTCGCCTCTGACTGAAATCCGGACCCATTTTAGGGCAAAGCCTTTGTCATCAAACGTGTTGATCACATGCTCCGGGATGTCTAGCCAGTTGGGACGCTCTTTTGTATGTAGACGTGAATCCCTGTCTCGCTCGCTATCGGTTCTTGATTTCTTTTCTACTACTCGTGCCATGTTGTGTCTCTCCCACGCTATCCGTTAATCAAGGTATAGTCACCGGCAGATCGCTCTGCTTTCTTCTTTTCGGCTGCATACCTTTCAAGAGTAAGGCCCCATTTCTTGGCAAGACTGACATCAGCTTGTGTCAATCTAACTTTATTTGAGGTTGCCTGTCTGCGTGATTGACCGGCTACTACTTGGGTGTTAGTTTTTACGTCCCCACCACCGGGACGAAGCCTTGCGGGAAGCTCTGTTGACAATCTCTTGTCCAGCTCCTCATAAAAGTCGTCATCTCTTGGATCAAAGCCTTCTTCTTTCAAAGACTGATCCATGGCCAAGGCGATGGTTGTACCGATCTTGTCCTTGCCAAACCATTCGTTCTTCTCTGCCCATTCAACTGCACCCTCGTCAAACTTCTGCGGCTCTGTGGGACGCTGAGGTGTTGCCTGAGGCTGTGAGACATCTGTTTGTGTAGTACCACGGCTCTGATTCATTAGAACAGCGTACTCAAGCATTTTGAGTTCAGCCTGAGCTTCTGATAGATCAGACTGCGACTTTACAAGAGTGTCCTTGTCTCCGTCGTCAAAGGCCCGGGAGAAAGATGCTTTTGCCGTTTCTACACGGCGTTGGATCTCGTCCTTCTTTGAATCAACGGACTGTCTCTGATAATCAGTGATGTTCTTGTCCTTGTCGGACAAAGCGCCTTCAAGATACCTGATCTTATCCATGGCAAGCGTGAGCTGTTCATCACGTTCTTTTCGCTGTGCCACCAGTTTTCTGATTCTTTTCTCAGCACCCTTGGTGTTGATGCCCTGTAGTTCTTCGGGCTCCTGTGATTCCGGGGGGGTGGTGGTGGTCGGGTCTTTTTCCACAAACTCAAGCTCAACTTGCGTGGATTCTGGAGGGGCAATAGGATCACCCTTGCTATCTTCGAATTCAATT